AATACCGCCACGATGGAAAGGTACTTAGGAAGTAATGCCAGCAGAGCTATTTACTAAACTCGTAAGTGATGTAATCACTCGCGTAAAGACTCAATTTGGAGACACTTCTGGAGCGCAGATCAACGATCAAGTTATCATTCGCTGGATTAATGACGGGCAGCAGGAGATTGTAAACAGCAACGCCATCCTGAAGGCAGTCAAAATTGGGGATGTTATTGCTAATCAGGCTGAGTACACTTTTCCTACAGATAGAGTCCAATACATCGAGGCTTTGTATGTAGAAGGTCGCCCAATAAAGAACCTCTCTCCGCAAGGTGCTAGGGACTTTATCTTGGCTACTGATCCTACTCTTTTGGCCCGTGGGGACTACCCTGAGCTTTGGTACGAACGCGGCGGCATAATCAATCTTTACCCAGTACCGCAAAAAACCTTTATTAACGGTCTAAAAATGGAATATGTAAAGATGCCTACTCAAGTAGTTAACGTCACTGACGTTCTAAGCATTCCTGACAGGTACATAAACCAGCTAGTAAATTACTGCATGGTTCAAGCACTTGAGTATGATGAAAACTATTCTGCAGCACAGCTAAAGCTGGGTCAGTTCAGAGACGGGCTAGACAGACTTCACTACAAGGAGAACATCTCCCAGTCTGACCTTTACCCTGTAGTCTCACCTGACCCTGCTGATTATGTCTAATTTAGTAAGAGAGCGCTCAGCGCAAATAAAAGACTTCTCAGGTGGTTTAAATAACTACTGGGACCCGTCCTCCATTGCTCAGAACGAAGTTCCGTTTCTTCAGAACCTAGAATTTTCACCTACTGGAGCATTATCTTCTCGTCCTCCTATTGCAGATCTAGGTGTTGCCTATCCTGAAGCTGGAGTGTTTTTTAACTTACTTGGTTACTACATCGAAGAAGACGGCGATCGATTTGGCGTTTATACTTCACCGACAAAGACTTACGTATACAACCTAGCTACTGAAGCCTGGACACAGATCTGGACATCCCCAGCTGCTGACTTTGTTCAATACCAAGGCTACATAATTATGTGTCGCACAACTGGTGCAGGTGCATACTGGGGTCCTAGCGGTGCTCCAGGTTATAACTCCAGCACAGGTCTTTGGACTGTAGCTGGATCTAACACTTCAACGATTGCAACAATGCCTGCAGGTAGAGGAATTGAACTTCACCAAGAGCGCTTGTTTTTGTTTGGTCCGTTAAACTCAGCAACTCAGTCCGTAATTTACTGGTCAAACATTGCTGGTGAAGTAGAGCTATCCCCTGGGCAAGATTGGCGCTGGTGGGACACAAACAATAACTTCACTCTAGTTAACACTGGAGACGGACAGTGGATAACTTGCATGGTTTCTGGCTACAACGGAATAACAGTATTTAGAAACTCTTCTACTTACCGCTTTACATTTTCAGGTTTGCCAGAAAACGGAACCATGTCTAAGCTACAAGAGGGCATAGGCGCTGAAAACCAAAGCTGCGTTGCTAACTACGAAAACGGACTACTCGTCCTTAGCGGAGATCAGCTATACGCTTACTACAACGGAAACTTTACTTCTCTGAATGACCAGAAGGTTCGCTTTGAAGAAAAGCCATTTTCTAGCAACCTAAAGATAAGATACTCCGTGTCCATCCTTGGATCTAGAGCTATTGTCAACTTTGGTGGCTCGCTCTATGTGTTTCAAATTAAGACTGGTACTTGGTCTATCTGGCTATCAGACACTGAGTTTGCTAAGTGTATCGAAGTGCCTACTCCTTCAAACAACATTGGAGAAACCAAGACTGCGCTCGCAGTGTCTGGTAGTTCAAGCTCAGCAAAATGGAAAGTTTACGAGATAGTAGATCACACTCACAGCACTGTTGGTACTGAAAATATTCAATGCGTTTTACGCACAAGGATCTTTGACTTCGATACCCCTAACGAATGGAAAAGATTATACTGGTGGGCTGCTGATGTTATTGCAGCTGGTGAGATTACAGCTGTAGTTATCCCAGCTTCAGTTTCTTACACCTATGCTACTTGGGACGACGTGAGCTTAGACTTTGTTGGAGATACTGATTACATCGCTTGGGATGACCCAGATGCCACTTGGGATAGCCCTACCGACATTGAATTTAGGGGAATAACTACCGAAATAGACAACGGATTTACCTCAAAACAGCGTAATAGCCTAAAGCTAGACAACGGACTGCGTTTTCGTAGGGTATACTTTGAATTGTATCTTGAGTGCGATGGCACGATAGCTACGTCACCAGCTCAGATCTTTAGCATTACTCCCATGATAGGGATGAAGGCTAAGTCGTCAGACAGGATTACGTAATGGCTAAGACGGGATTTAATGCCTTTGCAGCTGGTAACAAGGTTTACGGATCGGGACGGTCCAACCCTACGATGGGCCCAGTTGACAAGACTGGCTATTCGGAGAGAGACAGGAAGCGCAAGGTTCGCCTTAACGCACTCCAAGCTCGGATGAAGGCTGGGCAGAACAAGCAGTATGCAAGTCCTAATTATGCGAGGTTTGAGTAATGGCAACTACAGTGGCACAAGCTGGGGCAGATCCAGTTGATGATGCGCTAACTAACGTATTAAACAGCCCTCAGTACTCACGTGCATTACAGGACTACTACCTCTCAACTTACGCTCCTGGTTTAACCCAAGCAACCTACGGAATAAATGCTGCTCAGAATGCTTTCCAGGCTAATGAAGGTACCAGAACTCAACAGCGCGGAGAAGCAGTTAGAAGAATTGCTGGAGACTACGCATCACGTGGTATGCGTACTCCAGGCGCTATTAATAAAGATCGCTCAAAGGTTCAAGGCGAGTTTGCAGCTCAAAGCCGTCAAGAGCAAAACCGCATTCAGGACTTGCAAAACGAACGAGGCGTTCTTTACGGTGAGGGTGCACAGGGCGATGAAAGCTTTATTAATAACCCAGCTTTGTTTGGTTCGGTTGGTGCCAGTGCTCGTCGTAGTGCATTGAGTAACCTACAAAATCTTCCAGCGCTTTACAACTTACTTTCAGTTAACCCAAGCACAGCCCCAGGAGCGTTCTAAAATGGCTAAAGAACCAGAAGGTATCAGTAGAACTTTTGCAGACTTTAATAAAGCTGCCGCGAATGCAATTGTAGGCGGATTAGGTTTTGCGAATGACGCAAGGCAAGCTATTGGAAATGTCGGAAGGTATTTTAAAAGCGAGCCTCAAGTGCCGATTGGTAAGCCAGCCCCAGCCGCAAACTCTGCAACTGCGGAACAGAAAATACAAGGAATTAGGGATTTGTTTGGAAAAATAGACCAAGCAAATGCCGCTGGTGCTGGATCACCTGAAGAGGCAGCACCAGCGCCTGGAGGAGGCGGTGGTGGGAGAAGTAACCTAGACATGCTTAATGAAATGTTTAGCCCTTTATTTGAGAACCTTGCACAACGAGAAGAAGCAGCTAACAAGCGTTACGAAGCAAACACTCAGCAGGTTACAAACATTTACGGACAGATTACTAACGCTAGAACTGCTGACATCGGTACTACTGCTACTGCTTTCCAGAGGCTTGCTGACGCTGCTGCGACTCGTAGCTCTGCAGTGAACACTCAGATAGATGAGTCCGAAGCTGCAAGACTAAGAAACAACCAAGCTGCACTTGAGAGTATGGGTCTAGCTGGCTTGTCAACACCTCAGGGTGACATCGCGTCTCAGGGTGCTGCAATGGCTCAAAACACCAACCGACTTAACGCTGAAAACTGGCAGGGCTTGCTATCTGCTATGGGAGTCAACGCTCAGGACATCGCAAGATCCGACGTCACAGGCTTTAACTACAGAATGGGTGAAGACCTTGGTCAGCTACGTGGTGCTCGTGAGCAATTTGCTCAAGACATCGAGCAACAGCGTTCTCAGTTAGTTAGCCAAAAAGCTCAAGCTACATTTGAATACCAGCAAGCTCAGCAAAGAGCAGCTGCTGCAGCTGCTGCGGCTCAGCAAAGAGCAGCTTTTGACGCCCAAGATGCAGCTGCTAAGCAACAAGCTGAAGCGCTTAAGGGCTCGGGACCAGTAACTCAGATTGTTGCTAGCCGCTTTAATGCTGGCTTCTTGACTGCAAATGAAGCTGCAAGAGTAACTGATTCAATCAATGAATGGTTTAGCTCTGGTGCTACTCCTCCAGGGGGAAGATGGAACGCAGGCTCGGCTCGTAGCTCTCTTCTTGGAACCGCAGGAGATCAATTGAACTCAAATGAAAAGAGCGCAATTGTAGCTATTTTTGATAAGATGAACTGGTAAACCGCCCTAATCTAGTAGGATTTAGCTATGGCTATTGACCCAGCATTACTTGCAGCACTAACAAATGGTGCGTCCGCTGGTGCTAAAACCTCTAATGTAGGCAGCTCAACTGGCATCGACTGGGGTAAAGCAAAAACTAATCAGCCTGGCGCTTGGAACCTAGGTCAGTCTATAATTGACATACTATCTACTGTTAATTACAGCGTGGCAGGTATTACAAGAAAGTATGGTGAAAATGTTGCCGCTATCCAGCGTGGTGATCTTGGTGGCCTTGCTGATTTACTTAATCCGTTATCGGTAATTCCCGCAGCAGGCAAGGGAATAGCTGAAAGAAGAACTTTTGCACCGAACCTTGTTGATTTAGGTGTTGACAAGAAAACTGCAGTTTGGCTTGGCCTTGCGCTCGACATTGGTTTAGATCCGACAACTTGGGTCACTGGCGGAACTATTGCTGGTGTAAAAGGCGCAGCTAAGGGTGTAAAACTTGCATCTGCAGCAAACAAAGCAAACGCTGTTGTAGTGCGCTCGGCTGCAGACGCTGCAGCCATGAATATCCCAAATATGGCAAAGGGATACAAGGTAGTAGATGAAACACTAACACAAGGACAAAAACTTGGAAATTACCTTACTGGTGTATTGCGTGGGCACGAGTACAGCACTAGCGTTCGCTCTGCAGAAATATTAAATAAAAAACTTGCTAAAAAAATTCAAAAGAACACGGCAAAAGAAATCAAAGCTGGCAACTACGCCAACGTGGCAAAAGCTGACGAGTTTATTGATGGAATAGAAAGCTATGCAAAGAGTTCTTCTGCAGTAGTAGCGGATAATCTCGCTGTGATAAAGCGTCAAGAACTAATGGATGCAATAGCCAAAAATCCTACCATTGCCAATAGGTATGCTGGCAAAATTGCTAAGTATAAAAAGGCTGTTGATGATGCAACAAATACAAAGTTTGATGGCGTACAGAGCGCAAGCGAAGCTACAAATGAAGCAATGCTAAGTGTTATTAAAGCCTCCGATGAGGCACCGTCTGCAGCAAAAGAGATCGATGCTCTAAGTAAGCCAGCCGAGGCAGAAAAACTTGAGAATGCAATTGCTGCAGATAAAGCAGCCAACCCAGTTGACTATGCAGCAATCTTGAAAAAGCAAAAAATTGCCGCGCAGGGTTCTGCAAGTAAAATAAGATCTAGAGTAAAAAGCTCATATGATGTTCTTGCGGATGACCTAGTTAGGTTTGCCTCTAGGGTAGACGATCCAGCTGCAAAGAAAAAAATCTCTGGCTTTGAGGGCACAAGGGAGCAACTTGTAGAGTATGTTGCAAATGAGCTGTCTGCAGGAAGGTTAGCTCTTAGCACTTACTGGGCAAATAGAATAGCTAGGACTATTGGCGTATCTGCGGACTCTCAGCAGTCAAAGGTTGATCTAGTAAATAAAACAATCCTTAACTTTACAAACGACTTAAAGAAGCTGTCTAATAAAGAAGCAGAAGTTTTGCAACTTGGAAATCAATTAGCTAGGGGAGTTGAAAGCGGTTTTATAAACGCTAATACTGAGAACATGGCAGCTATGGGTGGTGCCGTCGATCCAGCTGGTGTTGGTCGTGAGCTTGAGAACACACTGGGCCTTGAGGCTCAGATGGCTAACGTGGCGTCTGACCTAATCAATACCAACCTTCTTGGTGCTCCCCAGGCTACAGCAAAAACAGCAGAAGAGCTATCTAATGACGTGACTGAGTTGATGAAGCCTACGGCTCAGCAACTTGCTGATGACATCGGGTTTATGGAAAGCGGTAAGTACACAAGTTCTAGGGTAAACATTCTTGTACCACTTCAGAGTTTTGCCCCAAAGGTTGCCGCAAAAGCAGAAGAAATCGCAAAAAAACTAGGCGTTAAAACAGAAGATTTTCTATACAAGGCAGCAGATGAAAATAAAGCAGTATTGAATGATCCAAATTTCTTACTTTCTAAAGATGCGATTCGTTTAGATTACATTAACTCTGAAGCAAGATTTACAATAAACAATAAGATATTTGCTAACGTTTTAGCAAATACTGGTAAAAGCGGTAGAACGCGGATTGATCAAGTTGAAGAAGAGGTCCGTGCTGGAAGAGCTATAGACAACATATTTAGGTTCTTTATGATTCCAGTAAAGACTGTAGAGAACCTTCCAATGCAGCTTCGCCGCGATGGTCAAAAAATGGTTGGCGATAAGCTAAGTGATAATTTCTTGCCAGCAGAGTCGCACATAACATATTCTGATATTGGTAGGGCTGCCATAGACTCTGGTAAAGGCGATGTTTTTGGGGCACTTAGATACCCTGGAGGAAAATACCAAAACGTAATGCCAAGCAATTTTGAATACGCATTCTTAAAAATACAGCAATTGCAAGCGTCTGGAAAAACAATTACTCGTGGTACTGCTGAATGGGACGAAGTAAAAAAAGCGTTTAATGAAAAATACGACTTTAACTATAAAGATGGTGTTGAAGCTAACCAAGTTGCAGTTAACGACCTATTCATAGAAGCAAGGCATCTAAATCCAGGTAAAACGCCAAAGGGTAAACAACTTGCTATTATTCCTGGCCTTGATGCAAAGATTGAAGCTGCCATGCAAGTAATGGTAGATTCATCTGCTGAGCTAAGTGCAATACATCGCGGGAGAGCGGCGGCAATTATGGCTACCGCAATAGCAGATGAAATGCCAGCCGCAAAAGAGGCCTTGTCTAAACTTATTGAAACTGCCGCACTCAGGGAAGAGTTTTTGCGTGGGGTAGGTAAACTTGAGGCCGCTGGGGGTAACGCGCTAAGGCAAGGACTTGATGAAATTCCAGGGTGGGACTCACTTGCGGTTAGTATAACTGATCTACTCGTCAATGGAACAAAGGGTGCAAAGCTTTTTAAAAACCCAAAACTGGCAAGCTCGGTTCGAGACATGATGATAAATACAATCATGAAAAGCTTTTTTGGTGGTACTGGTAAAGAGACACTAAAAGCGCTAGATTCCCTAAGCCCTGCAAGAGCAGCTGTACTTAAGAGCTCTTTAATTAGCCTTACTAGCGATTTGCGCGATAAGTTGCTTACAAAGATTAATTTAGAAAATGCGCTGGGTGTAACAAAACCAAGCACACAGTTCTCTAAAGAGGTAGTCAGACAAGGTATGAACGCCAGAAATAGCGCTGCCAGGGTTCAAGTAGAGGGAGTTGGCTCCTTTGTTCCAGCAGCAATAAGAGGTCAAGATAGCGGAGTAATAGAAGCAATTGCAAGCGGTAAAAAGGCTACCGATACAAGTTCTAATCTTCCAAGCAATGTTGCGGCAAACGTTGATCCCTATGCAGCTGGGTTTGAAAACATTGCAACAGCCATGCTGACTGAAATTAAAAACTTAAAATTTCCTGAAAAAATAGCAAAAGCATTTAGTGCAACATTTGGTGTAGGAAAAGCAGCCCAGCAGGTTATGGGTGGCATAACCACATGGAACTATAACAGTGTAGGCCTTTTCAGAAATAGCCTTACTTCTATTTTCTTAAAACATAAAAAAGACATGACAGCAATAAACACTGGTTTTAAAGTTCTTCAGAATTATGGAAAACAAATGGCTGAGGCCGTTGAAACTGGCGTGAAGGGGTTGCCGCTTGAAGATTGGCTAACTGCTCAAAAGATTACTGGCGCTACTGCTGACGTAGCAAGAGATATGATGGTTGCGGTAAATGCGTTGTTTGGCGATCTTGGGTCGGCCAAAGACACAATAAAACTGCCTTACTTTGCAGAAGAGCTGAACGTAATGTTTGGCATGGAAGATTTTTGGAAAAAGGGATCTGGCAAGGGTTTTACCTTACCCCCTAAACTAGGCCCAGAGGGCATTAAATATTCATGGGCTGACGCTGAACTTGATGACACTTTTAATGCGTTAGAGCTATTGTCTGGCTACGCAAGCGCCATTCACGCCGTAAAAACAAAAATTGGAATAGGTGCAACATACAGCAGGCTATTTGGTAAAACTGCTAAAGAAATAGTCGATGAAGGTTTAGAAAAAACTCAGTTTGTAAAAATTGATCAATCGGATGAGCTTGGTAAATATCTTGATCCAGACGCATACTTTGACGCTGAGCAGTTTGAAAAATTACGTTATGTAAAAGATTACTTAATGTACAAGAAATCATTCAACAAAGCAACACAGCGTGTTGTTGACTTTTCCGACATGATAACTTCTTTCCTAAAAGCGTCTCACACAACATGGAGACCTGGGCACCACGTTACAAGCATTGTTGGCGAAGCCGCTATGAACACAATGGCTGGCGTAACAAACCCAAAATATTATTTTCATGCAGCAAGACTACTAAAAAAGCTTAACCCGAAAGAAGTCAAGGGTGACGAAAACATCTTTAAACAATATGCTCAAGTTTCAACTCCAGAAGGAATGCAAATAAAAGGAAGCAGTTTTGATGGGATTGGTTACATAAGCAATAAAAATTTAATGAAAACTGTTCTTGATGATGATGGTATCTTATCTTCAATTGAAAGAAATCAGGTAGTTACTCGCGCTGGTTATAGCACTGTAGAGGACCTTGACAATCGAGGTATTGGAGAATTTACTAATAACCTACTTGGTAGCGTTAGCCGAGCAAACGGTGGGTTAGCTAAATTTAGCTCAGCAAGGGACAATCTCTTCCGTGTTGCACATTACTTGCACGAACTTGAAAATGGTGGAATTTATTCATCTTTTGAAGAAGCCTCCGCGGCGGCAGCAAGAAAAGTAACCGAGTGGCACCCTACCGTAGGTGGCTTATCTGCATTTGAGCGTAAGTACATGCGTCGTGCGGTATTCTTCTACACTTGGCAACGCTTAGCGGCAACAAAAGTTTTTGAGTTGACGCTAGAGAGGCCAGGCATTGTTATCATACCTTCTAAGATCCAGTACGCATTTGCAGAAGCTAACGGGTTCAACCCTGAGTCATTTGGGGATCCTTGGGACCCTAACGGAGTCTATGCTTCTTGGGATACTAAATCAGCATACGGTCCTCAGTTCCAAGGTCCTGCAGGCAGTGGAGACGCCTGGGGCTTTAGTCCTGCAATCCCAACAGTAGACATCATTAATAGCTTGCTGGGTAACTACACTATACAGCCTGGAGAGTCTGGTCTAGACGCCCTTGTAAGCGGCACACAGACCCTTGCGGGACAAAACTTGTCCCCATTACCTAAGTGGTTTGCTGAGCTTACCACGGGCAACAGGGTAGGCATTGGAGGAGACATAAGAAACCCACTAGAGTATGCTATTGACCAAGTTGGTGGTATCAATACTTTATCTAAGATAACTGGCATAGGCAGGGAGCCAGATCTTGGAATTACTCCTACTGAAGAAGCAGAGAAAAAGGCTAGACTATTAATTAACTTCACGCTAGGTCAGAAACTAAAAGACTATTCTACTGATGACAGCGTAAAGCAATGGAAAAAAGATCAGACAATGATGCTACAGAGATTAACAGGACAGGAATAACAATGAGTTTGAACCCAACATTTGATGACGTACTAGCGCTAACTTTTGGCACGCTGGATTCGGTATATGCAATACATGCTCCAGAGAAGCCAGAAGACGATAACGATCCAGGCAACTGCGTTCACTGTGAGGTTGAATTTCCTTGCGACACTGCAGACGTTATTATGAATGGACTAGCTCACATTGCAAACGCAATGACTGCTGTAAAGGAAGCAGAAGCTACAGAAGCTTAATTAGCCGCCGTAGATTTGTGATCTAAGGCCAGAAAAGTTACTCTTCTTCTTGCTGCCAGTCTTCTTAGCAACAGCAGCTTTCTTAGCTTCAGCCTTACCCTTTTTAGTGTAAGGAAACTTCATTCCGTTTACCTCAGGCATTACTTACCCTTTTTAGGAAGCATCCTCTTGAGTGCTTCTTTTTTAACAGCAGCGGCTTTTGCGGCAACAGCTTTAGCATCAACAGCTTTAGCAGCAGGAGCCTGTGCAGTGCGAGGTGTAGGAAGGTTCTTAGGAGCTGGAGCCCCTGGCAGTCTTGGTGAACTCCCACGAGTAACCTGTGCTGGCTTTTGTGGCGCTGGCTTTGGCTTCATTGGAATAGGTTTTTTCATTAGTGTTCCTTATCTAGTTGGGCTCATTGGAATAATTGACTTTTTAACGTTAGAAGTAGCAGCTTTCTTAGCAGCGGCCTTGCCTTTGCCTGGCGCTACGTTTCTTACTGGAGCACCCTTAAGCATGTTAGAGATCTGCTGCAATATGTTAGGTCTGTTAGCAGGCTTTGTAGCTTCCAACATCTTGATGTACTTCATGTACTCTTCACGACTTGTGCCGTCTTCACCCATGTACTCTGGGTACTTTGGATCTTTTTTGTCTGCCATGATTAGTCTTCTTTGATGTTATTCAAGGCTAGTGTTGAGTTTCCAACAGCTAGAACAGCAGCGATCACGTTAAGGATCAGCGTGCCTTCTTCAGTGGTGAACAAGCCGTAGCCAATTAGTAGTGGAACTAGCGCTACTGAGATGCCATAGATGTACCTGCGTACGTTTGCGTTTAGATTCATGGGATTATTATACCTTACTTATCAGGGCGAATAGGGTGGTGACAAAGGAGATTATTGCGCCTCCCAGAGCCGTTTTAGCGATTATGTCGATCCATTGCATTTTAGCTATTTCTAGTTCAACACCACGAACGCGGTCAGGAATGTCAGATAGTCCTTTTAGCTCGCTGGCTAATTGGATAAGTAATTTATTCGTTTCCTGTTGTTCCTTGTAAAGATCGTTGATTGTGACTTTTACGTGGGCACCACTTGTGGTGTCCGAGGACATTATGCAGTTCCGCCGTTTACGGTGATGCCGCTAGTGACTACAGCTTGGACGTTTGGCTTTAGCTCTGTAACAGTAAACGACTCGTCTAGGATGTCCCAGTTGCCGTTAATGTCTACTGCTCTAAATGGCTCAGCTGTTCCAGGGATAGGCTTAAATAGGCCAAGAATTGGGGTTGATGTAGATGACATGACTAACCTTCGCTTGTTGTTATTATCTCGATGGTTGTCTCACTTGGAAGTATACCATCTTCGACTGGTTCAGGTATTACTGCTAGCGGAGAATGTCCCTGCGCCATTGCAACTAATTCGCGTGCAATATTGCGCTTAGTAATTGGATCCCTAACATGTCGCAAGATAATATCCTGCACGTTCATCAATAGCGATGGTACATCTAAGTTAGCTCTGGCGTTTGGATCAAATCTACCAGTTAGCTGGTTTAGGAATGTAATAGCTTTCATATCCCCAGCTTGCACTAACTGCCCTAATGCCTGATCAGCGATCGGGATATACTTTTTCAGGTTATCTTCGCTCTTGCTGCTAAACGCGCCAGCGAAGTGTTTATCGCGCATCCAGCCATCTAGCTCAGCCAAGCTGATCTTCATTTGCTTAGCAAGCGCCTGTGGTGTTTTCAAGTTCAGCGGGTTCAAATATGCTTGCAAGTAAGTCTCTTGCCGTAGCGTTAGGTTTGGATTTTCAACGGTCTTGATACCACGTGATTCAAGCGCCTTTTGAAACTTTGTAGTAGACCAAACCAATTCAACTTTATCTTCATCAAGATCGGGGTCTTGGTCTATTACGGTCTGCATCTCTACAAAGAAACCACGGCGATCTGCAGCCATTGCAGCTGCTAATACCTTCTCAAATAGCGCTTGCTCCTTGGTTGGCTTAGAGCTGTAAAGTTTCGTCTCAAACTTCGACAGATCCAAGCCAACCTCGGAAATCTCTTCGTTACTCACTAGGCCAGTCCTTATCTAGAACCATCAAAGCAATAATGCTGTAATTAGCAAGATCGATAAAACTATCACGAAGACTCTCATTTTCAGGTGTCGCTCCATTATCGTATAGGTGGTTAATTCGGGCTAGTTTGTCATGCATCCGCACTCGCAATCCGTTGATAGGACCTCCAGGGCTCTGCGAAATGTTCTTTGGTCCGTAGTCTTTGTGTTTCTTTAATAGTAGACCTTGTGCTTCTACAAATGCATTTTCTACTGCTTCGCTAAATTCACTCATGAGGTGCCAACTTCTCCAGTTCTAGTATGTAATCAGTGGTCATTCCGTAAGCTCCAAATGCCTTTAATAGCTTAGCTGATAGCACTTCAGGCATTCCTCGCTTGTAATCTCCTGCTTCGTAGCGGGATACCACGGCAGCATTTAGCCTAAGCATCGATGCTAGCGCGGTAGGACTTGGTGCGATCTCTTTGCGCCATTGCATAAATGATCGGTAATACTGGCTCAGCACGTACGGAGGGATAGCCATCAGGTTTGCCACGGCTGGTTTGACATCAGGAGTCTCTGACTTCTCTAGCCAAGTTCTGATTACGTTCTGAAGTTCTAATACGGGTGTGTTAGTTGCTGCAGCAAGCACTGCCAGCACGGCTTCAGATGGCTGCTTAGTGCGTCCATCTTCTATGGCTGTTATGGCTGAGCGTTGTACGCCTGCACGCTTAGCTAGCTCGGCTTGTGTCATTGACGCTCTAAGCCTTGCAAGTCTTACTGGGTGATCTGAAATTCTAGCCATTATGTCTCCTATCTTGTGGTTCCAGTATAGCACCATAGTAGACATAGTTTGTAGATCATGTATAGAGGTTGTGTGCTAGATAATGGATGGAAGCGAAAAATCTTGGACAACATCGCTTGCACTTATGCTAGGTTGGGTGTATCAGCCAAAGCGGTTGAGAAAAACAAAGGGGTAAAAAGATGAACAAGTATCTACAAAGAGTGGCAACACTTATCGAGGTTGAAGGAGTCAGCCTTGTTCAGTGTGAGGTATGTGGCCAGTGCTTCCCATTAGGGGAATGGACTGCTTCGCTTGCTGAGCAAGTAAAGGAGTCTGAGCGGTATGGCTTCACCTGTAGCCACCAGGTTAATAAACCTGGTGAGCCAACCACATACAACGGCTGGGCAAACTACGACACTTGGAATGTCTGGCTCTGGCTAATGAATGACGAACAGCTATACCTAGCCGTCAATGAGTTAGTAGAGAAGCACACGGTATACGGGTATGTCAGCCTAATCAGACACCTTGATAACCTAGGTCTAATTGACCCAGAGACACCAGACGGAGTAGCTTGGGACAGCGACACGCTTGACTACAATGAGCTTGACTCAGCCGTAGACGACCTAGTAGCATAACCATAAGAGCTGGGCACCTCTCTAAACTGCCCAACTAACTAAACAAAATGGAGGGTAAAAATGAGTAAGAAACTATATAGCTTCTGGTATACAGAGGCAGAAACATTCAAGGGGTATTTTGAGGCAGAGGACGAGGCAAAAGCCCGTGCCCTATTGCTGAGGATACAAAACGGAGAACTCGACACAACCGACCTGCCTGAATGGAATAGCAAAGCAAAGAACTACGAGCTAGAGTTCGACATCGAAACACTAGAAGAGCTGGAGGGCTAGAGATGATTGAATGCCCTAACCACGAAGGTAACTTCGATTGCACGCCATTTTGCAAACTATGCGAGGGCGAGCAAGAAACGCCTAGCTTTGTTTGCCCAGCTTGCAATACTGAGCAACCTTACAGCAGGGGACACGGTGACTGCCGTGCCTGTGATGACTGCTGTAGTGACACCTACACCCCTGAGGGCAAGTTAGTTTACTGTCACCCGTACTAGAGTTACCCCCTAACCGACCTAGGCCACGTCGTAAAACTGGCCTACAAAACTGCCCGTGCTAACTAAGGGAATGAATGGAATGTGATGTGATACTTGACACACTGCCAACTAATCGACTAAGCTACTACTGCTAGCAATACTGCTAGCCAAATAGGAGGAGTAAAAATTGGATACAATAACAGCACCAGCACCAACAGCGCTATCAATTCAGATACCGCTTAACACTGCCAAAAGTATTGCTAGCCTAAGCAATTTTGCTAGCAAGGATAAAGTGACACCAGCACTAACAGTAGTGAAAATGGTGTTTGCTGAAAACTCATTACAGGCGCTCGCAACTGATAGATACGTTGCTATCCGTGCTAAGTATGAGTATGAGTATGACTCTTATGGCACTATCTA